TTAGAAGATATTAATCAGTCAATAATAACATTAACAAAAGTAATAAATAAATTAATTAAATAATGGCACAAAGTATTTTAGTTATTGCTGATTCAGGTACAGGAAAGTCTACCTCTATCAGAAATTTAGATCCAAAAGAGACTTTCATTATAAACATTGCTAACAAACCTTTGCCTTTTAAAGGTTGGAAAAGCAAGTATACACAAATAAGTAAAGATAACCCAAAAGGTAATCTTACTTCAGCTGCTACAGCTGCTGGTATCATTAAAGCTATGAAGCATGTTAATGATAAAATGCCAGAAGTCAAAACAATTGTTGTAGATGACTGGCAATATATGAGTTCTTTTGAGTATTTTGATAGAGCACAGGAGAAAGGTTATGATAAGTTTACTCAGATTGCATCCAACTTAGCTATGGTTGCAAAGCTTCCAAAAGATCTGAGAGAGGACTTAACAGTATTCTTCTTAACTCATTCAGAGGACTCAACAGATATCAATGGTAATAGGAAAGTGAAGGCAAAAACAATTGGTAAAATGATTGATAATGCTTTAACTTTGGAAGGTCTATTCTCTATTGTATTATTTGGTAGAGCTAAGAAAAATGATGATGATGGTCTTGACTATGGTTTTGAAACACAAAACAATGGAGAGAACACATGTAAATCACCAATGGGTATGTTTGAGGATTTCTTCATTCCTAATGACCTACAGTATGTGAAAGAGTGCATACAGAAATATGAAGAGTAATTAATTAATAAATAAATTTTAAAAAGTAAATTATGTTAAGTACAAAAGACATGTCTGCAGGGTCAGGCAGTATTAAGCCAGTTCTTGGTCCAGGTAACCAAGTTGTTAGAATCAATTCAATTTCATTTGATCAAACACCATATGATGCAAATGCATATAATATTATATTGCATGTTGAGTCAGAGCCAGTACAAGGAGAATTTCAAGGTTTCTTGAAAGATATGAATAATCCAAATGGTCCACGTTATGAAGGTCAAGTTGGTAGAGTTAGATTCTCTCCTTATCCATACAAAGATGCTACATTACCAAGCGGTAGAGAAGTATCTAGAGATACAGAGGTATTGAAAGCTATGGTATATCTATCAGAGGTTCTTGATAAAAGAGAAGCTCTTGATAAGATTGAGGCACAAACAATTGAAGACTTTATGGTAGAGTGTAATAAATTATTCTCTAATAGTGAGTTCTTCAATGCATGTTTGGGTGCACGTGAGTGGGAAAATAAAGAAGGTTATATAAATAATGATTTATTCTTACCAAGAATGAGTAAGGATGGAATTCCATTGGAAGCCGTAGGCAAAGAGAGTTCTAGACTTCTTACATTTGACAGTAACAATACTAATCATCTAAGAAAATTAGAGAAAAAAGAGGCAGTAGCAACATCTACATTTGAACCTGCAGCAGCTGCAGGAGATGACTTTGATCTCTAATATAAACCAAAAGAGTGGGCTCAGTTAACGCTGGGCCCATTTCTTTTTAATATATTTGGATCATGTTTAACACTAAAAACTTTGTATTAGAAGGTTCAGATGTTCCAAGCACGTGGGTATTTCAATACTATTTAGAGCTACCAGAAAGTCTAACAGGACAAGACATTAAGATTAAATCTATATTTAATCCTAATGAGAGAACACCAAGCTTTTGCATATATGTAGATAAAACTATAATGCAGTATAAGTTTAAAGATTTCTCAACTGGTAAGAATGGGAGTAAGGTTGATTTAGTTAAAGAACTATTTAATCTAGAATTCCATGAGGCTATGAATAAGATAGTACAAGATTACAACACGTACATTAAATCATCTGATTATAAAAATATCAAGATAAAACCAGCAGCTAGATGGAAAGTAGATTACATCAAAGAAAGAGGTTGGACTATTGAAGATAGAAAGTTTTGGTTATCTTTCAGGATAGGTAAAACTATATTAGAAAAGTATAATGTTAAACCTATAGATTACTATAATCTAGTTAAGGAAGAAGAAGATGGTATAAAAAAGTTAAAGATAGGTAGCAAATGGTGCTATGGTTACTTTGATAAGGATGGTAATGTCTATAAGATATATCAGCCTAAGAGTAAGAAGAACAAATTCTTTAAAGTTAAATCTCATCTTCAAGGGTATGATCAACTTGAATATAATAAACCATATCTTGTAATATGTTCATCACTTAAAGATGCAATGTGTCTCAAAGGTATAGGTTATAATATTGAGGTAATTAGCCCTGACTCAGAAAATACTATGATTAAACCACACATAGTAGAATACCTGAAGAAGAAGTATAAAAAGGTAATAACAGTTTTTGATAATGATGAGGCAGGTAAGCATGCAATTAAAAGGTATCATGATACATATGGTATACATGGTGTATATCCTACACTAAGTAAAGATGTATCAGATGCAATGAAAGAGCACGGACTAAAAAAAGTTCATGCAATGCTTAAGCCTTTATTAAAGGAAACACTAAATAAATAATATGCATAAACATAGATGGTTCATACCAGGTAATGTTCCTAGTAGCAAGAATGGTAGAAGATGGACCGGTAAATATTTTATTGCTAGCAAGGCTGTAGTTAACTATAGAAAGGCTACTAAAGAGTATTATGCTAAATATGCAGATGATTTTAAAAGTGAAGTAGCAAAACAAGAGTTACCAGTAAAAATTTGCTTTGAGTTTATAAGAGGTACAAGACATAAGTTTGATTACATTAATCCTGCACAAACAGTACAAGATGATATGGTCAAGCATGGATGGATTGAAGATGATAATGCTGAGTTTATTATACCAGCGTTTGAACAATACTCTTATGATAAAAAAAACCCAGGCGTATGGATAGAATTAATAATAGAAAATGACAAAGAATTTTAAAAGAAAAATAATTACAGCTGAAGAATTTTTTAGACTCAAAGAAATGTTTATGGGTGTTGAAGAAGATCAGGCTATAGCAGTACAAGTGTATAAAAATAGTGGATTTGCAGATAAAGAAATTGTAGATCTATTAATGGCTAAAGCATTAGTCTTTGAACCCAGGAGAAAGTTTTGTGATGCAATAAAATTCACATTTAATCTGCCCTCTAATAAGGAAATATATGCTTATATGGAGGAATATGAAGCAGAAGAAGTATACTATAAAATTTTAAGAGATATGGGATATGATAAATAATATTCAAGAGTTAGTTTCTAGAACTACTAAAACATTAATTTTTTCTGAGCCCTTTTACGGGCTCTTTTTGATTGGACTTAATAAGGAGTACATTACTACTATACCTACTGCAGGTGTAAGTAAAAGAAATATAGGTGTCCAATTATCTATAAACCCTGAGTTCTTTACAGAGCTTAGTGAAGATCATAGATATGGTCTTATAAAACATGAAATACTACATATTAGTTTCGGGCATATGATTATGAGAGATTTATACAGTGATAAAAAGCTATTTAATATAGCTGCAGATCTAGAGATCAATCAGTATATAGCAAATCATCATTTACCTGAAGGCGGACTAATGCTTGGTAGTTTTCCTGAACTTAATCTTCCTGAGAGAGCCGGTACTAAAACATATTATGATTTATTACAACAGGCTAGAGAAGATGGTACATGTCCAAGTTTAGATAACTTGATGAGTCAAATGGATGGTAACTCTTGTTATTGTCATCCAGGTTGGGATGAGATAGAAGATTTATCAGAAGCAGATAAGAAGCTATTACAAAAGCAAATAGAACATCAGATTAAAGAGAGTGCTGAACAAACACAGAAGAAACATGGTACAGTGCCTGGTGAGCTAGCAGAGCTTATTAATAGACTCTTAAATGTAGAACCACCCAAGTTTGATTGGAAAGGTTACCTAAGAAGATTTGTAGGAAACTCTAGTATAGTATATACAAAAAAGCTGAGACGTAAGTATAATAAAAGATACTCAGCAAATCCAGGACTTAAGATTAAATTTAAGAATCACATCCTTGTTGGTGTTGACACAAGTGGATCTGTAAATAGTGAAGAGCTAAAGGAATTCTTTAGTGAACTTACACATATGCATAAAACAGGACATAAGATTACAGTAGCACAGTGTGATACTGAATTGAAAAGTGTTAAAGAGTTTAATCCAAATAAAGATTGGGAAATACATGGTCGTGGTGGAACTAGTTTCCAACCAGTAATTGATCACTATAATGAAAAGAAGGGGAGATATACTGCCCTTGTATACTTAACAGATGGTGAAGCTTATACACCAGAAGACTGTCCAAAAAATACCTTATGGGTACACAGCAGTGTTTCTAGTATAAATGAGGAATTACCAGGATTAAAAATAAAATTAAATTAAATAAAGATGCAAGTAAATTTAAATGTAACAGAACTAAAAGGTTTTATTAACCACATTATTGAGAATAATAGATTTTTACAAGAGCAAGGTAAAGGCCCAGTATCAGTAGAAGTTGTAGGTGAATCAGGTATTGGTAAAACATCTACAATTGTTGAGCTAGCAAAGGATAATAATTTAAACTTTGTAAAGCTTAATCTTGCTCAGATTGAGGAGATAGGTGATCTTGTAGGTTTTCCTGTTCGTCAATTCCAAATGTATAAAGAGAAGCAGGTCACTGTAAAAAACACACCTGATAATTTAGCCATGGTAACAGCAACTCAAAGAGCAGCTGGTGCTAGTCTAGCTAATCTAAACACAACAGTAACCAAAAAGGTTGGTCAGTGGGTAGATGAACTTGCCGTACAAGAGTATCTAAAGAATGGATACAAAATGACAGGTAAGAACAGAATGTCTTATTGTGCACCAGAATGGATTGCTGATAAGAAAGAAGGAGGCATTCTATTACTAGATGATTGGAACCGTGCAGATACAAGATTTATCCAAGCAGTTATGGAATTGGTGGATAGACAGACTTATATCTCATGGACTCTTCCAAAAGATTGGCATATTATTCTTACAGCAAATCCAGATAATGGAGACTATATGGTAAATAGTGTTGACTCAGCACAGAAGACTAGATATATTACAGCAAATCTTAAGTTTGATGTAAATGTTTGGGCACAATGGGCAGAAGGAGCAGGTATAGATACAAGATGTATTAACTTCTTGTTACTACACCCAGAGCTTGTAACACAAGAAACAAATGCAAGATCCATCACAACTTTCTTTAATGCTATTTCTAGCTTTGAGAAGTTTGAAGACAGTCTGCCTATGATCCAAATGATTGGTGAAGGTAGTGTTGGTGATGCTTTTGCATCTATGTTTACCACCTTTATTAATAATAAGTTGGACAAGCTTGTAACACCTGTGGATTTATTGACTCATGATAATGAACAATATATTCTTGGAGAGTTGAGAAATTGCATTGGTAAAGATGATACTTACCGTGCAGATATTGCTTCTACTCTAGCTACAAGACTTGGTAACTATTCTGTAGTATACTCTAAAGAGAATACAGTAACACAGAAGATCACTGATAGATTGAAGACTTTATGTACTGCAGATTATTTTACTAATGATCTTAAGTATTTAATTGTCAGAACAATCTTTAATGGTAATAAAAAGAAGTTTAATAAACTAATGATGATCCCTGAGATCATTCAAATGACAATGAAGTAATATGGCAAGTAAATCAGTATTTCAGAAATATGATACTGATGCATTGGACTACTTTGATTTGGCAAGTGACTCTATTTATGGGGTCATTGCCGGATCAAATGTTGAAGATGTATTAGTTACACAAGATCAAACAACATTTGATAATATCCGTGAGATAATTGCAAAGCCAACTGAAACGGATCAAACATTTATAAACAAGAAGAAAGCTTTTGTTCTTCCTTGTAGCCCAGTATCTAATGATAAGATAAAGGCTGCATTAAAAGAACATAAGATTACTGTAACTAATGATTATACACAGGCAGACTTAATTGTAACTCATAATGACTTTGATGACAAGTTTGATAATGGTGAAACAATTAAGACTACTAAGATGATGTATAAACTTTGGAACTATGAAACTACTTCTGGTGATCCTAGTAGTAGTCACAGTGTTAACCAAATGATTCAGAAGTACAATCTTAAATATGGGCGTCATGTGATTATATGTCCAAAAATTACAAATAACATACGTTATTATGGTTTGGAAGTTGAGGATAGTCTTTATGATACGTGGGCTATTACAGGTCTTGCACTTAATCTAGCATATGAAATATATGTTGGTAATAAAAGCACTGTGTCAATTGAAACTGTACTACACACATCTGCAACAAGACAACCTCTAAATGAGGATGTTGTTGACCAGGTAATTAGAATGTGGAATGCAGGAGGAGATGATAGAGAAGTTGCTATGCAGCTACTGACTACACTTGACTATACAACAAATCATCATTTGATGTGGAAGTTAACTCAGGAGTTGGGTAGTCTGCATTATAATCACCATAGTAAAGATCTCAACCACTGGATGTCAGCTAGCAATTGGGAGTTTTATTATAACCAGAATGCAGAATCTATGATACAATGGATGGAGGAAAAAGGTCATCTAAATAAGATAAGCTTCAAATATCTAGAACCTATAGTTCGTAAAGATATAACTATCCATAATAGAGAACTATATGTGTTCAAGGTATCAGTTAAAAAAGAATATCAAAAATATTTAATATGAAAAAGTATTATGAAATTAAGATATCTCTTGAAGAAAATTCAATTGCTATGGATGCTAATGGCAACTATGTCATTAGCACCGGCATTGAATTAATAGACGGAGGTATATTTATAGCAAACACAAATAGCTGGAATATAACAGCTGAAGACTTAAAGTATTGTGATATAGTAGCTAATAAAGATACTATTGATTTACAAGATAAGTCATTATATAGATATCCAAAATTAAATTTACCTAGACAAAAGGTAGATTTACTTAAGGATAAATTCAATTTAAAAGTAGTTAGAAATAAAGACAAAGCAGACTATCATGTTATATCACATAAATTTTTAGGAAGTTTATTTACTAATAATTGGAACACTGCTATATCATTTAAAGATCTTTATAAGGTATTTCAAACATGGAAAGAAAATAACTTATTAGGAGAAACAGCTTTATTAAAGTGTAGAGATATATTAGAGCTTGAAAGAGATGCAATGTTTTTAATTCACAGACCGGGGTATTATTATGGTAGCAAAAGTGATGACTATGATAAGTTTTGTGATAATGTATTAGAACCAGTTTCAGATGCTAAAAAACCATATGAAACTAATAGAATTTTTTCTGTTAATCCAAGTGAGGTAAACTCATTTCAAGATATGGTTGGGTCTAAAAAATTAATAATGGATGGGCAATTGCTTGATATTATTGATGAAGATCTGGCAGTCATAGATAACACTCAGTATGAGCAAATAGAAAAGATGATCAATAGTAGTGACAGAGATAATAGAAATCTGGCGGTAGAAATGATTGCTAATTGTAATATTAACAAATCATTTGACGTTGTTTCTGGTATTTATTGGTGGCACTATGA